ATAGTTAAAGCACCTGTATTTGCTATTGTAGCGTCTCCGCTTACAGCAACATTAGTAAAGTCAGTACCATCGGCAACTAAAATATGAGTATCTGTAGCCGCTAAAGAGTCATCAAACTTCTCCATCTTAGCCGAAGTTACTGCATTATCAGATATACCTGATGTTCCAATAGCATCTACACTTAAAACACCATCTGTATAAGTAAGACCAGAACCTGCTGCAGAACTAGCTAAAGCAATATCGTCACTATTTACCGTAATACCATATCCTTGCCCTACGCTTAAAGTCGCAGCACCTCCATCTTCGTTAGTTCCTGTTAAACCTGATCCTGCATTAACATCTGTAATATCTGCAGCAACATCAAAGTCTAGTGTGCCATCACTATCGTCATAAGTAACAGTTATATTATTTTCTGTATTTCCAGTAACCATACTACCAACAACATCTTGAATTTTCTCAGTAATATGGGTGTCAAAGTTAGTTGAAGGTACTGTTTCAGCATCTGTTAAATTCTCTGCATCAGTATCTCCATATATCTCAGCGAACATCTTTCTTACTTTTCTAAAAGCTGCTCTTAATACATCTCCATCATTAGCATTGTCTGCTGAGCCGAGATTAATGTTTTGTTGATTTGTTGCCATTTTAGTTTATTCTATTTGTTATGCTATCTATTAATATGTTAACACTATCTATTAGTATTGTTACAGCTACCGTAGCTAAAGCAGCAGCCTTGTTAAAACCTATATGGATGAAAGATTCTATCTTGCCCCAGTTAGTTGTTTCGTATATCTTTCCCCAACTCATTATATTTCTTTCTAATATAACTAGAAAGTTTAACTTCGTTCTTTTGCTTTGGTTTATATTGACCTATTTTTTTTCTTTCTCTCACTATAAAACCCAGCTAGTGTAAATTGTATCTTTATCTGGATATATATCTTCGTTATTATTAGAGTAGTACTCTGGGAACTTACTAGAAGCATTATAGTTCATATAATCTATAAACTTGTTAGAGTAGTACTCAGCGTAATCTCTTTCTTTAGCAACAAGATGATCCACCTCTCTTTTTTCTGCATTCTGACTATTCTCACTACTATGCTTATGGACACCACTATTAGATATGGTATATGAAGCAAAAGGTAAGTATTCTGCCATTGCGTAATGAATTAACATAGGCACAATGTAATCATTTTTTAATGCTAGATAATCTCCAGAAAGGCTATTTGATTCAATATCCGAACTTATTTTATCATACAAATCTGTACCTAAGAAATTACGAACGTGTATCTCTTGTGCCAATTTTATGAATTGAATAAATTTATCAGTATCAACACTACCGCTAAGTGAAGTATTTTTTACTAAGTCTTTTCTTGTTATAAATAGTGCTGTAGCCATTATTCTTCTATTTGTTCTTCTACTATCTCTTCGCTAGACTCTTCAGTAGTCTTTTTAATACCTGTCTCCTTCTCTATCTCCTTATCGGTAATAGCATTAGTTAGATCAGTAAACTCAAGAGGCTGTAAAGTCTTAAAGTATAATTCTAAATCTATATCATTATACTCTAATATTTTTTCTAATTCATCTATAATAGTAACTTGCATTGGTCTAATAACAGTATTATCCATTAACAAGGAGGCTGTTTGTAGTTCATCCGCATTATTACCTAAACCAGAATTGTCTTTTATTCCAACCAACATTGGAGATACAATACGGTGAGAAACCATTACTTTTCTCATACTTTCATCAGATAAAAACTGATACTGTTGGTGGGCATCATTAAGTATTACTGGCTCTATAGTTGCGGAAAGCTCCTTACTATCATTAAAAGCTAAAATGAATTTTCCTGCATTTGAGCTTCCACTAAACTTTTCGTATATAGCTCTCTCAATCTCATCACGCTGCTCCTTATCTGGAGTTCCGTTGTTAAAGTTAATAAGCATACTTGGTTGCAAACCATTATGTATGTTGTTTATATGGTAGTTAGCAATCTCTTCTTCAAGCTCAGAATACTGTAAACCTCCTTGATAATCTACAGGAGAGTAGTAGTAAAATCCTGCTCTATAAGGTCTAATATATAGTATCTCTATAGAATCTTTACTCGTTCCAAATGCTGAAATACGTTTAGGTCTTTCGTTTCTTTTTAACTCAGACCAATCTGGATGATAGAAGTAACCTTTAATCTCACCATCTTTAGACTTTTCTGCTCTAAGAGTTTCAATAGGCATATGCTCTACTTGAACAATACGAGAGCGGTCTTTACTGTATATAACTTGAACAGCAGCTTGTCCCATCATCTTATAATCGTAACAAACCTTTTTTATACAATGCTTCTTAAATAGATTTTTCATTTCAGTATACTCTGAAGACTTATCTTCGCTGTCAGTAGCGTCTAAACCTCTACCATAAATCATCTCCGCTATACCATTTATAGCAGCATTATTAGTAGGAGACCCATTATATCTATCTATTAAGTATTGAAAGTAATCATTGTTATCACCATAAGCGATCCAATCATTCCTAGCGTCCTCAATAACTTGAGGAGACGAATAAGATGTTAAATTTAGAACGTGAATACTATCCTTAACCTTTTTAACCTGTTTATTACTTGGACTTTTTCTAGCCATTACGCAAATATATAATCATTATCGTAAGTATCGTCCATAACATATTCATCTTTATTGACATAATACTTATCTAAATCTGTTTGATCGGTACAGAAAATTAAACCTCTATAAATCACTTCTGATCCATCTTTAATTTTAAAACTATATGATTCACCTTCTCTTAAAGAAAATGCACCAGACAGCTTCATATACTCACCCTCTGTAGTCTTAGTTACCGAAACAGTAGATGTAGTTCTTTTTGATTTATCTGTAAGCTCAAAAATAGGGTTGCTAGAATCTTTTCTAGGCACTATCTTTATATTTTGAGTTCCAGTAGATGTTGTTAATACCTCCATACCAAAGTAATAAATATCTATTGTTTTGTTTTCAGTAAAGATAATAAAAAAAGGGTAGCTATAAAAACTACCCTTTTAATAATTAATCAATATGTATATTATACAGCTGTTGGAGTTCCAATGGTAATTGTTCCATCTAAAGCTGCCATAGCATCTACAGGGAAATCAGCAGTTCCGCTACCTGCAGTCTCAACAAAGTTTGGAGGAGAAACTTCTTGTGCAGTAAAAGTTAAGTTATAACCATTAAAGTCACCTAAAGCATTTCCAGTAGAAACAGTACCTGCTGTTACGTCAGCACCATTTTCTTTACCCATTAAGAATACATTGTCATTTTGGTCAACAATAAAGATATGAGGTCTACCTGCAGCTAATAGCTTTAATTCCTTATTATCTTCTTTAGTTAACTTCTTTAATGTAATGTTAAGAACTTGCTCGTAGAATACAGTACCATTCTCACGAGATGCATTAACTGTAGTTTCAAATGAGTTATTCCCTTTCACTTCATAAGTATGAAGAGTTAAATCTCCAGATACTCCAGTCAAGTCTGTTACTTCGTCATTCGTTAAGGTGATAGCACCTAAATCACCGAAATCTGCAAAGTATATTTTTTTAATCCCTGCCACCGTATCTTTACACGCTTCGGCACGAGATCTAGTTAAATTACAAGCCATAGTTTTTAGTTTTTATATAAAAAAAGGGTAGGTAGATATTCCACCCACCCTTTCTTATTAATTATTAATTATTCTTAGTTAGCAGAGTTTGTGATTCCGTAAGTAGTTATGTCAGAAATCTGAGCATATTGTACACCTGCAGAAAAACGCATTACTAGACGTGCATTTTGTGAACCATCAAGGTCAGCCATATCTAATAATTTAACTTCATTAAGATCTGATAATAAGCCAGTTCCAAAGAAGATATTACTCTTCTCTACAGCTACAGCTTTGTTATCTCCTAACCCATTAGCAACAAAGATTTTTACACCGTCAAAAGATAAACCTCCTCCATTGTACCACATTGTTCCTTGAGAGTTGATTCCATTTCCACCAACACCTGCGATTCCAACGTTTTCGTCAGCAGCAGCATTTTGTTGAGTGATAGCAGCGAATCCACCTAAACTACGGATGTATGCACGAGCGATGTTTTGAGAAACATATAAGTGTAAATCTTCTTTTCCGTAAAGTGTAGAAGGGATTGCATCAACTAATTTCCCAAGCTCAGCAACAACATTTGAAGAAGTGATAGCTACTCCTGCAACTTCTTGTGCAGCAGGTAATCCTGCATCAGCAGCAATTTTTGTAACTAGACCATCAAATTGTCCGTTTGTAGCAGTAGAACCTTCCCAGATTGACTTCTCAGTACGCTCTGCTACTTTAGCAGCAATATGTCCGATGATGAAGTCAGCGAATGAAGGAGGTAATGAATCGAAGCTCGAGTAACCCATTTGTACAGCTTCCCAATCTGATGCGAAGTCTTTCTTACATAATTGTAAGTTTACTTGCTGATCTTCTGGCTGAAGGATAGCCTCTGTAAGAGTTAAAGTTGATGTTGGATCAAAGTCACAAGTTGCATCTTTAACGATATCGTCAACAGACACTTTCTTTATAACTTCCTTGAATTTTACGTTAGGCTTAACGGTAATCCCTCCTTGAGCGATAGTGTTAGCTTCAAGTAAAGCTGCAGCAATATATTGTCCTGCCGCTTCTCCTGCGTAAGTTGTTGTAATTGAAGTAGTTGTAGCCATTTCTTTTTTGTTTATTTATTGTTTAATCTATTAAATACTCTATCTAAAGTATTAGTAGGTCTATTTTTCCCATAACTAAATACTTGTTTGTTTTCTCCAGATGATTCTGGGTCGTGTTTGATTGGTTCTGCTGCAGGTTCTGAAGCTAGGTCAGATGAAAGTTTCTCTACCTTAGAAGATAGTTCTTCTTTCTCTTTTACTAAGCTACTCATTTGCTCTTGAACCATAGCTTTAATAGAAGCTAATTCAGCCTCCATTTCACTAACTTTACTTGCAAATGCCTC